CTTTTATATAATGGATCAGATTGAAAGAGTAAATAAAATAAACGAATTACAAAATCAGCTATCAGAATCAATAAACAATAACACTGAGAAATTTCAAGGTGAAAAAGGTGAAATACTATTATTAGAAGCAACAAAACACGGTGATTTTGAATTTGCTAACGAGATATTACGAAATGACAATGGCACTGTAGATATAAATGTGACAGATGAAAAAGGTAATACCCCATTAACATATGCTATTTTTTATAAAAATCCAGAATTTATCAAACTATTGCTATTTCGTGGCGCAAAAATAAGTGAAAATACAAGACTTTTTCTAGAACGTAACAAAGATAATAGTTTTGTACCCGTTTTTAACAAAATGTACAAGGATTTGATGGGCGGTAAAATAAAACATAATTACAAAAACAAGCATAAAAAACACACAAAAAAATACAAGTATAGAAAACATACTAACAAAGGTATAAAAAAGTATAGAAAAACAAGAAGATACTAAATAATAACTCAATAAAATACCCCACATATTTTATTTAGTTAACAATCGGATACAATATGAAGCCGTATTTTCTTCTTGAATTTTTCCTCATTATTGAACAAATACAGTTTATATTGTTTCTTTTCGAAATTCTCCAAATTATCACGCATGGTAATACGCGATGCTAATTTAATAGATGGTAAATATACGATGAATTGATACAGTCCATCATTTCTAGCGAGTTTGTCAAAGCAATATCCGTCATATGTTTTGTCAAGTACAGTCGGATCATTAATACATGTATCGAGCAATGAGCATTCGTGCTGTACCTTACGTATAGCGCGCATCGTAGTATTGATATAATCGAGTTGTCCAATCCAATTCAAATAGAATTCGTCGGCTTCTTTGGTAAGAGTAATCATGTTGTGATTCTTTTGAAACTGTATCATATTGAGCAAATCAATTAAGCGACGTATAGGCGACGTGATATGGATATACGCATCCACTTCCAGCAATTCGTGTTTTACGAGTTGTTCTAAGCTTTCATCGGGAATATCGTCTATACTAATATATTGCCCACAAACACTGTTCCAAATTTTAATGAACTGACCTACATCGCTAGGAATATCGGTAGGCAATGTGACGTGTTTTTTAACAATAGAAGAGCGGAAAATTCCATTCTTAAACATGAGCAAATCACGCGCGCAATGGTAGTTCATTAGAATCATGAGATAACCCACTAAATCGTGACTATTTCTTAGATGATTCATGTATTTATATTTTGTCGACAATCCCTTTGTTACTTCAAACAACTTTTTGTAATCCGAATCGGCAAGTAAGGCTGCTTCCTCATAACCGTAGTTTCTGAACACTTTTATTAAACAATTGGAGTTATTGATGCTAATGATTGACCCATCGACCCCGACAACAATATCCATGACAAACGCGAATCTGCGTACGGTTTGCTGAAGCGAACAAAGCCCGTCGGATAAAATAGTGGGTAACATAGGTCGCTTCCTATCCGGTAAATAAATAGTGGATATGCGTTGCGAGAAGCTGGTCCAGAGATTTAGCGCATCCATCCAAATCGTTACATTTGAAATATAGATGCTGACTAAGTGCTGACCATTTGCTAACGATTTAATGCTAAACGCGTCGTCAAAATCGAGACTGGTTGCTGGGTCAATGGTAAATGTTTTCCAAGTCGTACGATCTTCGATTTGCTTGTATTTATCACAAATTTGGGTAATAAACGCATCGTGTGCGTCATTGGTGCTTTGTTTAATAGCTGTTAGTGTGGCTTTATTGAATTTTTGAATAGACGCATGAAGACTCTTACAATACAATTGGTATTCGTAGTAATTTTCTAGAATGTCGACAGACCCGATTAGCTGGTTAATGGTACCGAAAGGATGTTTTGCGGACCATTCTTTGAACCGTACAGTTACATATTGATTTGTGTATACCTTGGAAAATCCCAATTGTTTGATTTCATAGGGAACCAAAAAGATGGGGATACGAGTGTCATCGGGAACGCACTTATATAAAAGCTTGCCATTTACGGGGTCACGACCATATGTTTTACCGTCAGCTAAAATGAGGACAGCGGGTATATTTTCATTAATACGGGTTGTCGAATGGACTAATTTGACATTGGCACTACTAGTATCGTCATAAGTAAACGCGTCATTATTTAGTAATTTGTGTTCAAGCGGCGTAAAATTGTCTAGATTAGCTGGTTCTAATGTAGATGAATTGAATATATTCCACGACGTATAATCGCGGTTTAATATATGTATTTTATAGACAGACATGCTAATATATATGTAGTATATTCTTTATAATGTTTTTAAACACAATTTAGACTTGTTCATAAATAGTAATCAAATTATCAATCGAAGGATAAATATTTTGAAATTCTACCTTCTCATCGCGCTCTTGTAAATAATCAAATTTTTTATATATATACAATTGTTTATAGTATTTTCCACATTTGAAAGATGTATATTTATAACACAATAATAAGAGTGGAATGATAAATATTAACAGTGATAGATATACATACACACTAAATTTATTTTGTGTAATTGGCATAATAGATGGTTTATTAGTAAAAACACTGGGATAAACCGTCGCATTTTTTTCGGTGGGTTCTCTAGATGGATCATCTAATATATGTCTTTTTTGTGGGACCGTTTCGATTAGATACGGAAATATACTAGGTTTATATAATTCAAATATTACATCTGTTATACCATTATTATTCAATTCAACGTATTTCATATATTTTTGGTTTTCTTGATTCATCCCGATTTTGAACTAATCGAATATATTATATTTTAATAAAAAAATAATTATTATATAATATTAGAACGCATTACGTGGCTAACCATTTAAGCAAGTTATCGACTATAAAAGGGCGGTCTTAATATAGGACCATTAGCAATATTTACATTGCCATTTAAACTTTGGTATGCTCCCGATAAGAATGAGCTACCCGTAACTGCCGGTGGGTATATAACACGAGGCAAAGGTACAGAGACATTCGTATTACATTGTCCATATCTGTAAGCTCGCCTATCATTTGCGAAAGCAGAACGTTTTCTACCAGCCATTACTATAATATTATATAAAATATAAAATATATAATATAAAATATAAAATTTATAATATAAAATAAAAAATTATGGATACAGACATGGAATATTTACCATATACAGCAACATCTTTATCAGTAATTGGTAGATGTATTTTCATGTTTTTGCTATATAGGAATAAAAGCACAAATAGTCTATCGCTATTATTTTGTATTTTGAGTATTTCATCCTCAAGTATGTGGGTATATTATAGTATTATAAACAATGATATGCCGATGATTGTAAGAAGTTCAACGGAAATATCATTGCTAACTGCTTCAGCTGTTTACATAATTAGAAATAAATTGTTAGAAAATCAGTCGCAAATATTACCAACATAAAATTGTTAACAAATTATTTTCTTTATTTTTATTATGAGCTCCGATAATGAAAATAAAGAACCGCCTAAAATAGTAGAACAACCGAATGAAAATGAACCGAATAAAAATGATAAACAAGACGACGAAATAAACGTGTTAAGTGGTGACAATAAAATAGATGTTGGAATTAAACCAGATGTAAAATCCAACGACGTTTATTTACAGTTGTGCTCTTGTTCCCTAGTATTCAATTGCTTTACTAAAGACAGTACTGCTAAAAATTCTGATTAAATATTACTTTATTATACAGAGTAATATTTATTATACAATTATCTATATCGATGAATACATAGACGGCTCTTCATTGCCACCCATCATAAAATCTGGTTGGGTAAATTGTTCCGGCTCTTCCCTAGGAATTAATATTTCCGGAATAGTATTGTCATCTATTAATGTTGTATTTTTGTCATTTCCAACTGTTTCACCGGGATCATCGGGTTGTAATACATCTATATTTATCGGTTTAGCCATTTTACGTTCCACATTTTGATTTTGTAAAGCATACATAAATATTTGCGGACAAATAGCAACATTGTTCATGTACGTTCTATATTTAAAACAACTAACACTAGTATCCTCTCCGAATTTAAAGGTGTACCACCAATAAGCGGGTATAAATAAGAATCGACCCGGTGTCAATACTATTTCCAAACATTTCACCTTGTCAAAATCCGCTTTATATTTTTGTTGTACTGACCACGGATTAATTGCCGACCTAAATTCGAAATTCTCATAATCGTTTATAGGATATAAGTATTTACCACTTTTTGGAGGCGCTAATTTTACCTTGATTGATCCTTGCGTAACAATATAATAATTTCGATAATTTAAATCATAACGGAATGGTGTTTCGGTATTGGTAGACCCCATTAAAACATCATAATAACGATTTGTCACCAAATAAGGTCTTAAAAAATCGTCATTATATGACATGTTTTTAATAGCTCCGGTTTCTAATAAAAAATCCGAATTGTTTTCACTATAATAAGTCGCATTTTTGTCCTCATTAAACAATTTAGTTGCTAAATGTAGGGGTAATGGAAGAGAAATATCTGTATCGGGTTTAATATCGACGTTATCCCGAATTTTCACTTCAAATACTGGATACGTGGATAACAATATATTTTTATTTGTTGAACTAATTATCTTATCACCATCCTCGTCACAGTCAAATAATACCGGTTGGCGTAAATCGCAAATTTCCTCTATCTTATCTTTGGATGCTTGATCTATTTCATATATTTCGAGATCATCATGGGTTTTCAAATGAAATTGTATATGTAAGTATAAAAACAATATGATACAGAATATGAAACAAAAAATAATAAATTCTTTAATATTGGTAAACATTTATAAAAACTAACAAATTATTTTATTTTTATTAACGAGTTTCGGTTTCAGTTTACTCGGATACTTTGGGCGCAACAAAGAAAATTGCTGAACTATGGATGCCTAAGTCGTACTCTAATGCCATAGGAAACTCGTTGCTTAAGCATACTCCGACATTTTGTCCCAATTTCGTAGAACAACACATTTTACATAAGTGATTTAGACTAAAGGACAAATTAAAGGATTCATCTTCAGCAATCGCATATTCGTCCAAACCAGCAATGGGAATATTAACCGTTAACTTGGTAGCATCACCATTGGTATAAAAATCCATCGACTTTTCGCTACATTGTATGTGTAAATCTTGACCGAATGTGTTTAATTCCGTTAATACTTCTACAAATAGCTTAGCTTCAATATTAAATTCTACATCATAATCAACAGTTGGAACTCCTAAAGTGTCTTCATCTACATCTACAAGTGACAATTCAAAATAATGATTGAATGACGATTTTTTATCCTTCGTCTTTGCAGTAACATTAACCGTGTCATCATTTAAAAAATGTATAAATAACTTAT